ATCATGTGGTTCGAATTTCATTCAGCATTCCTCCAATCTGCTCCGGGTCGTCAATGACATAGACCTTAAAGCCAAGCCGCTGAAGCAGCCGGTGCCTTGCCTCTTGAAGAGGGCGGGGTTTCTTTCCCGGCGCTTTGAGTTCGGCAAAAGCAATGATCCCTCCCGGAAGAAGGACAAGCCTGTCCGGCATCCCGTCAAAGCCGGGAGAGACAAACTTGGGTGCTATGCCACCCATTGATTTCACTGTATTTACAAGCTTTTTCTCGATCGTCTTCTCATCTATCTGCATCTCGAATCATCTCCTTTGACTGGACAAAGGGGACAAAAGGACAGCTTTTTCCTATATTTACCTACGCGCGTGTTCGCAGGTGCCTTTGTGGCTCCCTTATTCTGTTTTCTTGAATTAAATAAAGGGGAAAAGTTGTCCTTGTCCATGAGGTTGTCCATTTATTTCTCGCGTTCATAGAGCCGCTGACGGCCATAAAGCGGTTGACTGGATCTTTTAGTGGTGCGCTTCCAGCCATCGACCTGTGTCATAAGAGCGGCGATGGCATAGGAGTCGGAGGGCTTCAGATCAGCGATGTTTCTGCCAAAGCACTCACACCAGATTTCCGCATTGCTTACTTCCATGCGCTGCACGGTGCCGGAATTCGAAGTGATGTCGTCACCATCAAGGAAGTTGCGACGCTGATACAGATCCATTTCCGACCAGTTTTCCGGCAGGAGCTTTGACAGGTATTGTTCAACAAGACCCTGACGCTCGTCGGATTCCATAGCGCTGCGCTGGGCTTCTTCAGCTTCTTCAAGAAGGTCACCCTCGAGATACAGCTTTTCGCCTTGCTCGTAGTAATACTTGGCCTCCGCCCATATCTGGTCACGTACCTCGGACGTGATTTTCCACCTGACCGATTTCTCTGTCTGGCGGCACTTCACGATCCAGAAGCGGCGGTTCCCGGTGATATCACGGAGATATCCGTGCTCGCCATTAACCGTAGCGACCACGACACACTGCCTCGGGTGACTTTCGACCACCTTGCCGTAGCTGGGGCGGTACTTGTCGTCCGAGGTTGAAAGGAAGGATTTGACCTTCTCGATGTCGGCCTTCTTCATACCAGCCAGCTCGCCGATCTCGATGATCCAGAAGCCCTGCAGTTTCTCGGCACCGGACTTGTCGTCCATATCCGTAAGGGAAAGCGCGTCGGAGAAGTATTCATCACCAGCCAGTGCCTTCCACATGGTACTTTTGCCGATACCCTGAGCTCCGTCGAGAACGGGAACGGTATCGAACTTGGTGCCGGGATGGTAGATACGGGTCACGGCGGCCACTAAGGTCTTCCTTGTAACTGCCCGGACATATTTCGAGTCATCCGCCTGCAGGCACTTGATGAAGAGTTCATCGAGGCGCGGGGTCTGATCCCATTCCGGCAGGCTGTTCAGATAGTTCCTGACCGGATGGAAGCGGCGGTCATCAGCGACCTTGGTAAAGCTGACGTTGTGGTTTCTGTCGGAGAATGCGACATAGCGGACGTCGATCAGAGCCTTAAGCTGCGCTGTATCGGCATCGCGCCAGAATTTATTGTCTGCAGGGCGATCCCACGGAACTTCACCGGTAACCTGAATGCGGTTAGCCATCTCATTAAAAGCAAAGCCCGCGAAGTCCGGGTCATTGTTTAGGATCAGCATTTCATTCCATACGCTGTTCTGGAGAACAGTGCTACGGGACTGGTATTGTAGTTTGGCTTTCCAGTCATCACCGCCGTCTTCATCAGGAGAAGCAAAGTCCTCACCAGCCTGCGCCTGCTTCTCATTCAGCAGCAGGATCTTCACCTTGTCACAGCCGGAAGCAAAATCCATCATGGCCTTATAGGAAGGCATCTTTGAGGGCGTAGACTCGTCCAGCACATCCTTGTCGAGATCCCGGAAGCGGTGAATGCGTACCAGGTCAAAGGCATTACAGAGTTTTTTGCAGGCCGGGTCTGAAGAATGGTGTGAATACAGGAACTTGTCTCCATAGGAAACAGCTCCGGCAGGGCTGTCCGCCGGGATATAGTCATAGCGGCAGTCGTCGTCTGTCGGCGCATAGATATCAGAAAGAAGCTCCGGGATAACGGCCGAGATCGGATAAGCACGGCAGAAAGCACCGATGACTCCCGGCTTGGCAAGCGGATCAGCCTGCTTGCTGGCACCGTGGTCTTCCACGCAGGATTCACGGGAGGATACAGGCCATGTGCTGGAGTCCTGCCATGCATCATATTTGGCAAGATAGTCGTCCGGGTTCAGGGCGATGCCGTCTTTTTCTTTGAAAACATACTCACCGTTGACGGAAGTCGAAGGCCAGTACATCAGGCGGTTGGCTTCATAGGTGCTGTCATCGAACATGTCGATGCCGACTTCTTTTGCAAACATTCTGGCGACAGGCTCGTATTCGGCTTCGCTGATCTCACGGGAGAGCGGGATCACAAGACGCAGTCTCGGATTCTCCGGTGTATGCTTATGCGTGGAATGGCAGAGGCACTGGTACGACAGCTTGCTGATCGTGGTATCCCAGACATCCGGCTCGCCATAGTCCATATCGAGAGTCAGCATGGAGCGGCAGAGGACGTAGCCTTTCTTGCGGCGACCGTTACGAAGGTGCCCACCCACAAAACCGCCGATGTCCTTGATATCCGCCTGCTGGGCTTTGGACATCTTGCGGTATTCCTCGATGGTTTCGGTGGTGCGGACGGTGTTCTGGAATCTGGCCTTTAAGGCCTCCATCGTGGTATCGCCGTTTTTCCATTTCACAGCCTTGCGGCTGTTGGCGGTGGCGTATTTCATCAGTCATACACCTCCCGCGATTCCTCCTCGAGCACCTTGGTGATGAACTTCAGTGCGCGGATCATGGTCTCCAGTTCGCAGTCGCCGCCAAGGATGACCTCGACTTCGCTGCCGCCGTAGCGGTCAGAACGGGTCTGGATATTCATGTCCGTGGAGCCTTCATCCTTGATGCGGAAGTATGTGCGTCCGCCATGACCGGAATCGCCGCCCTGGTATCCGTTGGTACCGGCTTCGACCTCCAGAATGTTGCAGCTTACGACGTCGCGGGTATAAGTGGTGATCTCTGTGCCGTCACCGAGCGTTCTGCGGTTTTCTTTAACTTCATACATATCGTTAGTCCTCCTGACATTCTTCTGTGAAATAGCGCAAGCGGTAATCTTTCCACTTGGCGCGTTTGATTTCTGCTTCCATCCCGGCTGAGATGCGGCTTCCGAATACCCAGACCTCGGCACACTTGCTCATCAGGGCATTCCCGAAGAAAAGTCCGAGCTCTCGTTCCTGCTCGTCGTCATCGTTCAGAAACTGCGGATAAAGCAGATGTGGCGCGATGGGAATGTAGCCCTTGTCCACGGCAAACCTGCTATAGCGTCTTGCTGCAGCTACGTTCGCTTCCACATCGCCAGAGTAAGGCGAGCAGATGTAGACGATAGGCCGGAAAGCGCGAAGGGACTGTCTCTCATTAGCAAGAATCCGGGAGAGAGCTTCTCCTGCCGTAGGATCGGCATAGCCTTCACTGTTTCGATAATCGTTACTCACTGTGGAGTCCTCCTTTCCGGGCAGACATAGAAAAAGGCGTCCACCTCTAATTCCCACTGGAGATGAACGCCTGATTTGAGCGGATGATATTTAATCTTTTTTGTAGAAGGGGCAGGTGTAACCGTCGGCGCGGAGCTTTAAGCCGGGCGTCCAAGGCGGAGTCCTTCCCATCTGTTCACAGAGAGCGTCAAGCGACATTCGTGGATCAGCTTCAATGACCAGCTCATCATGGATGTGCATGACAATGGAGCAGCAGCGGAGCGTCTTCATGGCATAGCAGAGAATGTCGCGGGAGGTGGCCTGCACAATGTTTTCTACAAATTTCGGGCCATATGAGTCGAGCCGTTCCCATTTCTTCGTGGAGCCGACACCCTCATAGGTGATGCAGTCACCGCCGAACTTGTTCGTGCCGATCTTGGGTTTAACATAGGCGAGGTTCCTGCCGGACGGAAGCGTGATAAAGAGCATCCCGGATCTGCAGGAGAAGGTCAGCCCGTAGCAGCTGGTCGTCTGTTTATGCTTGACCGCCTGCATGACCGCCCGGTCGACATCCCACCAGAATTTCACGATGTGGGGATTCGTCTGCCGCCAAGCCTCGACCAGCGGAGGAAGCTCATCTTCTGACAAGCCCATCTCGATAGCACCCATTGCCTTGAGTGCACCGACCGAGCCGCCATAGCCGAGCGCGAGTTCTGCGATCTTGCCTTTCTGGCGAAGGTGACCGTTTACGCCGTGTTTCTCGACAGGAACGTGGAACATCTGAGATGCGCTGGCGCAATAAATGTCGCCACCGTTCTCGAAAACCTCCTGCCGCCATTGTTCACCGGCATACCATGCAATGACTCTGGCCTCGATGGCACTGAAGTCGGAAACATAGAACTGGTTCCCGTCAGCGGGGATAAATGCAGTCCGGATTAACTGGGAGAGCGTGTCCGGGACATCTTCATATAGTAGCTTTACGGATTCAAAGTCGCCGGACTTCACAAGAGCGCGGGCTTCGGCCAGATCCTCCAGATGGTTTTGCGGAAGGTTCTGCAACTGGATCAGCCTTCCTGCCCAGCGTCCGGTGCGGTTGGCTCCGTAAAACATGAACATGCCGCGAGCTCTGCCGTCATCGCAGACAGCACGTTCCATCGTCTGATATTTCCGGACGGAGGACTTGGCAAGCTGCTGACGAAGTTCCAGTACGGTCTGCAGCTCCGGCGGGGCGGTCTTTATGAGTTCGGCCACGACCTTCTTGCCAAGGCTGTCGGTTTCGAGACCGTTATCGGAAAGCCACTGCTTCATTTGCTGTACGCTGTTCGGGTTTTCGAGCTCGGTCAGTTCCTGCATGGCCGCAGTGAGTTCCTTTCGGGAACGGGAGTCCATGTCGATGGCTTCTTCCACCAGATCCATGTCCAGTCGGACGCCGCGATCATTGATCTCCTGGTCGATGTGGTATTCGTCCCAGACGAAGTCCGGAACCGGGTAATTCGTGAGACGCTGCTGAATCGCCATTTCGACTTCTACGTCTCTTTTGTTGTATTTCTTGAAGGTTGCCCACTTCTCAGAATCATCGGATGGCAGGTTACGGGTGCGATCGCCGTTGGCCTTCGTGGGAGCGCAGCGCACAGAGAAGTATTTGATGAGAGCCTTGCCCTCGTCCATCTTCTGATCTTCGAGCTTCAGCACCTGACCGACGCCTTTCAGGGAAAGCGGAAGTCCCATCGTAGCCGCCCAGACCATAGAGCACTTCCAGCCTTCCGGGTTCAGGAAGCGGGCGCACTCTGTTGAAAGCGGATGGTTATCATGGAAGGGGTCAAGACTGATACCGAGATCGGAAAGATACCGGGACAGGCAGACGCGTTCAAAATTTGCATTGAACGCCCACTTGGTAATGTCATCGTCGGTCAGGGCATCTATGATGTCCGCAGGGATTTCTTCTCCGCAGGCAAGATCAACGACCTGTACCTCGCTGCCATCGACCGCGTAGCCGAAGAGCAGGATCTCAAAGTTCGGAGATTCTGCGTACTTGTATACGCCGCATTTGTTCAGATCGATATCGGAAAACGTCTCGATATCTATGGATATGTTTTTCAATAGGATCACCTCAATTCAAACAGACGGCAGAGATTGCTCCCTGCCGCCTGCCGCTACTTTACTGTTCGAGAGATTTCATACGCTGCTCGTGGTACTCAACCTCGCGGGCGGCATGTTCTTTCTCGCGCTGGTTACGTTCCTCGGCATACTTGCGGTCGCGTTCAGCGGATTCCACCTCGCGCTTTTCACGCTTGCGGTCGTTGAGAAAACTCTGGATCGCCGTGATGAGGAAGACGATGCTGAATACCAGCCATGTAGCGATGAGGATAGTTACCAAGATTGTCTGAAGAGTTGTCATGGTCGCACCTCCCTTAGTTCAGGAAATCTTCGTCGTCATCAGTGGCGAAGTCGGACTCAGCACTTGCCTTGCCGCCAAGAGGCTCACCGTCACGCATCTTCTGCAGGTTGTTGAGCCCGCAGGCGATACCCTTGTTACCGGAAGAGTTGAAGGCATAGAAGGTGATGCTGGCTCTGCCGTACACACCGGAGTAAACCTCGGAGCGGGTCAGGATCGGGTTAAGATCGGCATCGACGATACCAGGAGCCGTGGTGGCGTTGGCATTCACGAAGTAGGCATTCTTATATGCCTCATCGTCAGGACGCTCTGCATCGCCGTCGCGGAGAGGGGTCTTCAGGACAGAGAGAGCAGGGACGGACTTGCCGTTGCCCTTGAGCTTGGCCTCGCCCTCCTTGTAGGCAGCTTCGATGGCAGCCTTGATCTTCTCGATTGTCTTGGTGTCGGACTTCGGAATGATGAGGCTCACGCTGTACTTGGGAGCACCGCCGTTGATGGACTTCGGCTCCCAGACGTTTGCATAGCTCCAGCGAGTGTCAACACCGGTGATAACCTTCATGGGATTTGTCATTTTCTTACTCATAATCTTTTTCCTCCATAAAATCATTTTTTGCTGTATTCATGGCCGGGCGCTTATCTGACTCCGGCACAAGTGTGGGTTTGCCCTGTGGCTTTTCGATGTAAGCTGACAGGAGTTCATCAAAGCGGGACTTGCCGAGAAGTTTCTGCATGGCGGTGATGCCCAGCAGTTTTTTCTCATACGGGTCAAAGCCTGCTTTCTCGACTGCATCGATAACTGCAGTCTCATTGCTGTATTTGCGGTTAGCTCTGCCTTCGACGAGTTTGAAACCAGACCATTCTTTTCCGGAGAGAGCCTGTTGGAGAGCATATTCCTTGATGTCGGATGCCCAGCTGACCAGCTCGTCAACTTTTCCGAGAATGACCTCGATTTCTGTATCTGTGAGCAGAGGCGGGAGCTTGAAGTCGTGCTGTGCGAGTTTCAGATTTGCTTCGGCTCTGGCACGACACTCGTTCTTGGCCTTGCAGAAGCCGCACCATTCACCACACAGGAAGTTACCGTCTCCGGCAAAGGCCAGCTCTGCGGTGGGCTTCAATACTTCATCCGCCCAGCGGTACAGGTCTTCCTTGCTTATTTCGTAGGTGCTGACATTCTGACGTCTCGGTTGATAGATGGTCATGGAAACCTTATCGATGTCGTAGATATCATCAAAAAGCTCCAAAGCACCGAGTGCATAGCACTGCATCTGCGGGTTTGCCTCAGCAGAGACCAGAACGCCTAAGCCGTGTTTGTAATCAATTACCCGGAGTGTGCCATCGGCGATGATAATGCAGTCTGCTGTACCGAAGCCTTGTTCTACCCAGCGGGAGAAGTCTACACGCTGTTCAATAAGGACTACCGGGTCAACACAGGTTTTCTTTGCGGCCTCGACCTGCTCCAGCACATATTCGGAATAGCCGCTGGCGCAGTCTTCCATTTCCTCTGAGTACCATTTGAGGCTTTCGGTCGGATCTTCTACGGGAAGTCCCAGTGCTGTCTTGAGCTTGTATTCGCCAAGAGCATGAGCATCGGTTCCTTCGGCAGCGTAGTCACTTCCTTTATCCTCATAGGTTTCACAGAGCCTTGCTGAAGGCGGGCAGTGAATCCATCTGTCCGAGCTTGAGGCGGAGAGGATTGCATGCTGTTTACTTGCCATTTGCAATTACCTCCGCGTCTTTAAGTAGGGCTTCATAGTTCGCTGGATCAACTGCTGAGAGCTTTGCAGCTCCGTATTTCTGAAGAAGCGCACGAACCTCTGCGGTATGACCGGAGCGTGAAAGATTTGCAAGAACAGGTCTTACATCTTCAAGCTTCAGTTCCTTCTTGGGTTCCGGCTTCACAGGCTCAGGCGTTTCGGACTCATCAGTCCCGGAGAACTGTTTGTAGAGCCAGTCAGCTGCGTCGTTAATAGCGGCAGCTGCATTTCTCAGGTCTTCTATGGTCTGTGCCATATCTGCCATCTTTGACATTTGTTTTTCCTCCTTCCTCGGATTTGCTTTGTGCGGCAAGAATAGAGAGGTTTCTTGCCAACCTTGCGGATACGTGACTGATGGAGTTCAGAAGTTTGATCTCCTCGTTTACGTTCCCGCCGGTGTCTGCGTAACTGCGGTACATACTGTTCACCTCGCTTTCTGAAGGCGTTTCTCTCTGTCCTTCAAGTTCCACTGGAGATGAGCGAGCATTTTGAGCGGAGAAAAAATAAAAAAAGTTCCGACCACCATCCCAAAGCAGGACAGTGGCCGGAAAGACGGCTTGTATTATATAGGTAGTATTAGTAACCGCGAACCTTGCGAAGCTCGGTGCGATACTTCTTCATCTGGTCAGCAAAGGTACGCTGCGGTCTGCCGAGGACTTCAGCAATCTTACGGTCGGAGATGCCTTCCGGATGATCCTGCCAAAGCTTAATAATGGTATTCGCTTCCGGATCAAGCTCACGAAGACGAGCGAAGAGCAGCTCAAGAAGCTGGCGGTCAGCAATTACATCTTCCATAGAAGGACTCTCATCCGGGATGTAATCGTACATGCTGCCGTTGCCGTCCGGGTTAGGCACATCCAGAGAAAGGGTGTCACCTGCCGCGTGGTATTCGCAGCCGACACAATCCCCATCACACTTCCAGATGAAGCGATACGGGCACATGCACCTGCCGTGGTTCTGCTCTTTGTCACGGATGCGGGACGCTTCTCTATAGAAAGAGTCGTGCTGTTCCTTGGTGACCGGCACCTTTTCTCCGGTGCTGCGGATGTAGATGAAATAGGTCTTTGCTTTACTATCTTTTTCTTTGTTTTTCATGGCGAAACCTCCAAGTTTCGAGTTGTTCCCGAACCGGAGGTCTCGCTGAAAAAGAGCGTAGCTGGCCTGTCGGAACGGGAAATTAATCCGTTTCGATGGCCAACCGCGCTCGTAGGTTGGTTTATTAACTTGTGATCGTTACTTCTGTTCGAGCCACTCTGCATGCCGGGTGAACGTCCGTAGCGGTGAGCCTTTTTACGCCTTGCTCAGGGCAATGTGACCTTTATCTTAGATCCGCCTCAATGGCATACAGTTCACTGAAGACATCGGGCAGATCACACGGACTCAGGTCTTCGACACTGTGAGCGCCGTAATGCTGGAATACTCCGTCAACTACAGCTGATCCCAACTGGGAGCTGATCGTAGAAGCGGTGTTTTCAATATTGACAATCCAATTCTCGCGTTCATCTTTTGTCACGGTTTTCATCTCCTTCCTGCTCAGCCTTCTGTTCAGAAGTCAGCTGCGTTATTTGCATCACCCTTGGAAACTGAACTCATCCTTGATCAAGGGATGTATCCAAAGGTTTGATGGTGTGGTAGATTTGTTGAGTGGTTCTTTGTCGGTTTTTGTGAGTTTATAACCATCAAATATTGACAGAGACGGTGTTTCTGTGTATAATTAAATAGTTAAGGTGTCGCTTTGTCGGTTTCGGCCGCTCTCCTTGCCTACCTGTATATAGTTTCGCACGGCAAAATGAGACGGCATGACCGATAACATAGGACACATAGGACAAAACGTAGGACAGCTTTTGAAGGAGGTATTCGAGTGGAATTAAGTGAATATTTCAGCCGGATATTTCCGAGTACGGCTGGGCAGATGTACTACCCAAACAGAAAGAACAGCGGCATCTTTGTCTCGTTCTGTTTTATAGAAGCAGGAAGCAGTTACTTCATTCACAAACAGGGAGACAGGCTGAAATCTGATGATGTTCCTTTGGAACGCAAGCTGTATGACGGCTCAAGAAAAATGTCACCTGATCTAAGGGATTCCTTTAAGGCTTTTAATGCCGACGGCTTGTGCGCGTATTTTGAGAAGATTATTGATTCGGACAAGTACGGTGATGTGATGCTTGCCTTCGTTATCCCACCGACAGAAGAAAAAAATCCGCAGGCACTCCGAAGAGCACTTGCGGATCAGTTCAAAGAATTTATTGATATCGACAAGGAGGATGCTGCCGACATTGTGGCGATGCAATATCAGCGGTATCTGACAGAAACGGAACCAGAGCCCAGCTCATATCACCACATAACGTCGCTATACCCGGACGATACGGTTTACATCAAGCCGGATCACCATAGAAGTTATTCCGGATTCATGTATGAGAAGCTGATGGTAACGTGGAAGTTCTCAAATTTGGGCAAACAAACGTGGCGAGGTCGGAGACTGTATCTTTCGAATCACGATGAGATACGACCACAGGCAGAGAGTAATTTCATCGATATACCGGAGACGCCACCTAACACGGGCGTGGAAATATCCACAGTCATTGAACTTAGACCGTTTGAAGGGCGCACGACTTGCCATTGGATCATGGTCGACAGCGATAATAATGACTGCTTTCAGGGTAGCCGAATGTTTGATATAGAGATAGATGTTAAGTTCAAAAGAAAGGATTCATAAAAACGGAGGTAATATAGTGGGCGATAAAATGCAGGTTGAAAACTGGGTACCCCTTAAAGATGTACAGAAATATCTCGGTGTTGGAAGAGAGACAATATTGCAATGGATTGCTAAAAGAAATATGCCCGCATACAAGGTTGGCAGGCTTTGGAAATTTAAATTATCAGAGGTTGACGAGTGGATTCGCTCCGGTGGTGCAGCTGATGATAATGCTCCTGAAAAAGAAGAACAAGATGCAGACTGAGTCCGGACTATTGGACGGCTGATTTTATAAAATGAAAACATAGAGTGGCAAACTGTGCCACGGACAAACGGAGGAAAAATAAATGGACAATCAGGTTCACAATCAGATAGTAAGTTTTATATGGGGAATCGCGGACGACTGTCTGCGCGATGTGTATGTGCGCGGTAAATATCGTGACGTAATTCTCCCGATGACGGTTATCCGCCGTCTGGACGCCATGCTGGAAGAGACAAAACCGGCGGTGCTGGCAATGAAAAAGCAGCTCGACGCTGCAAAGATTGATAATCAGTGGCCTGCGCTGTGTAACGCAGCTGGACAGGCTTTCTGCAATGCTTCTCCCTTCCTGTTAAAGGATCTGACAAGCCGTGGAAAGGCACAGACTCTGAAGAAGGACTTTGAAGCATATCTTGACGGCTTTTCTCCGAATGTACAGGTGATTCTGGATAAATTCAAATTCCGCAATCAGATTGACACGATGGTAGATGCGGATATCCTTGGTGCAGTTATTGAGAAGTTTACAGCTTCTGATATTAACTTGAGCCCGAATCCGATTTATAAGGATGAGGCAAAGACCATCCTCAAGCATCCCGGCCTTGATAACCACGGCATGGGCACGATCTTTGAGGAACTTATTCGTAAATTCAATGAAGAAAATAACGAGGAAGCCGGAGAACACTGGACACCTCGTGATGTAGTTGAGCTTATGGCTGACCTTGTCTTTATGCCGATAGCTGACCAGATCAAGGATGCATCCTATTCCTGCTATGACGGAGCCTGTGGTACGGGAGGAATGCTCACTGTCGCTCAGGACAGACTTATGACTCTTGCAAAGAGACGCGGTAAGGAAGTAGCAATCCATCTGTTTGGTCAGGAAGTTCAGCCAGAGACATATGCTATTTGTACAGCTGATATGTTGCTGAAGGGTGACGGTGAGGAAGCGCAACATATTATGTATGGCTCTACACTTTCCGACGACCAGCACGCTTCACGTCAGTTTGACTTTATGCTTTCGAATCCTCCATACGGAAAGAGCTGGAAAACTGATGCTGAGAAGATGGGCGGCAAGAAGGAAATTCTTGATACGCGTTTCAATACCTATTTAGGGGATGGCGAGGAGATGAAAATGATTCCTCGTACCAGTGATGGCCAGCTTTTATTCCTTTTGAACAATGTTGCAAAAATGAAGAAGGATACGGATCTTGGAAGCCGAATTGTTGAAGTTCATAATGGCTCGTCATTATTTACAGGAGATGCTGGTAGTGGAGAGAGTAATGCGCGTCGTTACATTATAGAAAATGACCTTGTTGAGGCAATTATCGCGCTGCCTGAGAATATGTTCTACAACACAGGTATTGGAACATATATATGGATTCTTTCTAACAAAAAGGAAGATCGCAGAAAGGGAAAGATTCAGCTGATTGATGCTACAGCGATGAAGTCTCCACTCCGTAAGAACATGGGCAAGAAAAACTGCGAATTCACTTCAGATCTCAGAAAAGAGATCGTTCGCATTTTCCTCGATATGGAAGAAAGTGAAGTCAGCCGCGTCTTTGACAATAGCGAGTTTGGCTATTGGTCAGTGACTGTTGAGAGACCACTGCGTCTGCACGTTTATCCGAACAGAGAGATTCCAGAGGGAACATTTAAGAAATCGGATGAGTTGAAAACATATAAAGAAGCCATTGCAAAAATGCCTGAGAGCACACCGCTTGATGATTGGACAGCATTTGCAAAAGCAACAAAGCTAAAGGCTGCAATGCTTAAGAAAGTGCGTCCGTTTATTACAGAGAAAGACCCGGCAGCCAAACCTATTGAAGGCGAAGCGGATTCTGATCTGCGTGATACCGAAATTGTTCCTTTTAATTATGAAGGCGGCATTGACGCATTTATGAAAAACGAGGTTTTAACATATGCTCAGGATGCATGGGTGGATGAAAAGAAAACATCTATCGGCTATGAACTGAGCTTTACAAAATATTTCTATAAACCAGTTGAACTTAGAAGCATGACAGATATTGTTGATGACCTTAAGTCTTTGGAGGCTGAAGCTGATGGTATGCTGAATGGAATATTAGGAGAGGTACAGTAATGGATAATAATAATTCAAGTGTTGCTGTAGCTCTTTCGAAGTTTACATCCCGATGGGATTCGGATAGATTGGCAACATTGTTTTCAGAAAATAAAGAACAGAATTCAGACTGTAGGGTTCGTCATGCATTACAGTTTAAGTTTGGCAACATCATTCCAAAGCCGGAAACAAAGATTGATGACTCCTTGCTTGAAACATGGAAAAAATATACGGTAGTCCATCCAGAGGACATTATGATTAACGGTCTGAATCTCAATTATGATTTTGTTACATTCAGAATCGGATTGGTCAAGGAAGATGGAATTATTACTTCAGCATATATTTCACTTAGACCTCGTGATGGCGTAAATTCTAAATTTTACAATTATTATTTTAAGGCACTGGATTCACGAAAAATTTTTCATGGCCTTGGAACTGGAATAAGATTAACGCTTTCATATAAAGAACTAAAGAATGTTATGCTTCCGATTCCATCTCGTACCGAGCAGGATCAGATTGTGCGATATTTGGACTGGAAGGTATCTGAAGTTAATAAACTGATTTCTGTTAAGAAGAGGAAGGTTGCCGCTTATCGCGATCTTAGAAAGTCTACGATAGATAAAGGGATTCTTCATGGTTTTAATAATGTCGAGCAAAAAGACAGCGGCGTGTATTGGCTTGGAATGGTTCCTGCCTCTTGGGAAGTAATGCCATTGAAGAGAATTTGCCGCGCAAATGCCTCGATAGCAGATATGGTTAAGGCTATGAATGATACTGAACTGGTCACATTTTTGCCGATGGAAAATGTTTCTGAAACTGGTGAGCTCGACTGCTCTATAAAAAAGCCTATTTCTGAAGTTCGTACCGGCTTTTCATCTTTTGCTAAGGGTGATGTTGTTGTCGCTAAAATAACACCTTGCTTTGAAAATGGAAAGGGAGCATGTTTGGATGACCTTGATACAGAGATTGGATTTGGAACCACGGAGTTCATTAATCTTCGCCCTTCAGAAAAAGTGCTATCAAGGTATTTGTATATGATAACAATGACACAGGCTTTCAGAAAGCTCGGTGAGGAAGTGATGACTGGCTCTGCTGGTCAAAAGAGAGTTTCTGTAAATTACATTAAGAATTTTACGGTCGGTATACCATCTCTTGATGAACAGCAGGAGATTCTTGCTGAAATTGATAGTCGTTTAGCCCAGATAGATAAAGCAATAGATATAGAACGTCAAGATATAAAGCTTTTGCAGGAGCTTAAAGCAAGAATCGTTTCTGATGCGGTTACTGGTCAGATTGACGTTCGTGACATTGCGATTCCGGACTATGAATACGTTGAAGAACAGTCAGATGAGGATGCTGACGACGATTCGGATGGAGAAAATATAGAAGAACAGGAGGATTAAGTATGCCATTTACCAATACCAAGGAAAACGGCCTTGAATCCTTAATCGTGAAGTGGCTGGTTGAGCAGAACGGGTACGAGGAAGGAACAAACGCCGACTATAACAAAGAATATGCTGTCGACGAGACACGCCTGTTCAGATTCCTTCAGGATACACAGCCGAAGGAAATGGATAAGCTGGGTGTCTTTAAGTCCGACACTAAGAAGCGCCAGTTCCTGAACCGACTTTCCGGAGAGATTGCCAAGCGAGGCATTATTGATGTATTGCGCAATGGCGTGAAGGTCTATCCGGCAGACCTTATCATGTTTTATCTGACGCCGACCGAGAATAATGAGCAGGCCAGAATCATGTATGAGAAGAACATCTTCAGCGCAACAAGGCAGCTGCGTTATTCGCAGGATGCAGGAAAACTGGCACTGGATGTCTGCCTGTTTATCAACGGCCTTCCGGTCATTACAATGGAACTGAAGAACCAGCTCACAAAGCAGAATACAGAGAACGCTGTGCGCCAGTATAAAGAAGACCGTGATTCTCATGATCTTCTGTTCTCGTTCAAGCGCTGCATGGTGCATTTTGCCGTAGACGATGCCACGATTCAGTTCTGCACAAAGCTTGCTGGAAAAGACAGCTGGTTCCTGCCGTTCAATAAAGGATATAACGATGGCGCAGGTAACCCGCCGAATCCGAACGGACTTATGACGGATTACCTTTGGAAGGACATCCTTACCAAGAATAAGCTGTCTCGCATTATAGAAAATTACGCACAGGTCATCGAAGAGATGGACGAGGATACCAAGAAGAAGTCTGTTAAACAGATCTGGCCGCGTTATCATCAGCTCGACTGCGTAGAGAAGCTGCTGGCCGATGTGAAGGAAAATGGTGTCGGCAAACGGTACCTGATTCAGCACAGCGCAGGTAGTGGTAAGTCCAACTCTATTGCATGGCTGGCGCATCAGCTGATTGGCCTTGAAAAAGACGGTCATCCGATGATCGACTCTGTCCTTGTAGTAACAGACCGTCGTATTTTGGATAAGCAGATCCGCAACACGATCAAGCAGTTCATGCAGGTCAAGAACACAGTGACGTGGGCGGAGCATTCCGGAGATCTGCGTAAAGCCATACAAGACGGCAAACGCATCATTATTTCCACAATAGAAAAGTTCCCGTATATCATATCCGAGATCGGGCAGGAACATAAAAATAACAAGTTTGCCATCATCATAGATGAGGCACATTCTGGCCAGAGCGGACGTAACTCCGCCAATATGAATCTGGCGCTTTCCGGCCTTGCTACAGATGATGAAGCTGACAATGAAGACAAGATCAATGCCATGATGGAGGGACGTAAGCTCGTCTCCTCTGCAAGTTACTTTGCCTTCACAGCCACACCTAAAAACAAGACTGAGGAGATGTTTGGTGTTCCATATGAAGAGGACGGAGAAATCAAGCATCGCCCGTTCCACGTCTACACCATGAAGCAGGCCATTCAGGAAGGCTTCATTCTCGATGTGCTGCGGAATTATACGACCATCGACAGCTGGTATAAGCTCATGAAGACGGTTGAGGATGATCCGATGTTCGACAAGAAGCGTGCGCAGAAGAAGCTGCGTGCCTTCGTCGAGGGCAATCCGGATGTCATCGCAAAGAAAGCCGCTATGATGGTGGAGCACTTCCATGAGCAGGTTATCGCCAAGAAGAAGCTGGGCGGCAAAGCTCGTGCGATGGTAGTTACAGCCAGCATTCCGAGATGTATCGAATACTACTATGCAATCAATAAGTGCCTCGCTGACAGACACAGTCCGTATAAGACTATTGTTGCCTTTTCAGGTGAGCACAAATATAACGGTCAGGAACCGGCACTTACCTCGGCTGCGATGAATGGATTTCCGGACGCAAAGATTCCGAAAGAATTCAAGAAAGACCCATACAGGATTCTTATTGTTGCAGATATGTTCCAGACAGGATTTGATGAACCGCTGCTGCAGACGATGTATGTTGACAAGCCTCTCTATGATATAGCAGCAGTACAGACCCTTTCACGTTTGAACAGGGCTTATCCCGGCAAGGATGAAGTCTATGTTTTGGACTTTGCCAATAAAACATCTACGATTGAGGATGCTTTCCAGAAGTTTTACAGAACGACGATTCTTTCTGGCGAGACTGATCCTAACAAACTTTATGACCTTATTACATTGATGGAGAGCTATCAGGTTTACGATGATGGCGATGTTAATCAGCTGGTAGATCTTTTCCTCGGTGGTGCAGAACGAGACAGGCTTGATCCAATTCTGGATGCTTGCACAGCGGTTTATAAGCAGTTGGAGCTGGATGATCAGATTAAGTTTAAGAGCGCTGCTAAGTCATTTGTTCGTACTTATGGTTTCCTTGGCGCGATTCTGCCTTACGGAAATGTTGATTGGGAGAAACTGTCAATATTCTTGAACCTGCTGATTCCGAAACTTCCGTCACCTCGCGATGATGATTTTTCAGAAGGCATTCTTCAGACGATTGACCTGAGCAGCTATCGTAACGAGGCACAGGAGGCAATAGCGATTAAGCTGGAGGATGACGATGCGGAAATCGCACCTGTGCCCGCAGGTACGGTCGGCCATATTGTTGAGCCGGAGATGGATTTGCTTTCCAAGATCATCATGGACTTCAACGATATGTTCGGAAACATCAACTGGAATGATGCAGACAATGTTCAGCGTCAGATACTGGCTATCCCTGAGATGGTATCCAAGGATAAGAAATACCAGAATGCTATGAAGAACTCTGATGAGCAGGAAGCTCGTACCGAAAGTGAACGGGCTCTGCAGCAGGTCATTTTCTCAATTATGGCGGATAACATGGAGCTGTTTAAGCAGTTTCAGGATAATCCGTCATTCAAGAAATGGCTTTCTGATCTGGTATTTAACTTAACCTACAATCCGGAGGGAAAAGCATATTTAATGCCGGGTACAGAGGCAAAAGGCATAACATACGATTTTGAACCACAGCAGGATTTAATGATGGTTGCCGAAGGCCCGGTTCCATATGGAAAAAAGAAAGACGATAACTAATATCAGGGAGGTGCAAGGGCGTTGGAACTTTCAAAGACTGTAAAGGACAAAACTTTTGATGATTACTTTACAGAGGTCGATCACAGCGAAAGCATTAGTGATGATCGACCGGGTTCAATGCGCCTTTTTTACCTCAATATCAGAAGCGGAAAAATCAAAATCGCCGACCTTGAGAAGTTTACCATGCTGAATATTGGACGGTATGTATTCTCGAGAGCAAAGCAGGAACAATATGAAAAAGCCGGAAATCTGGATGCTGTTATGCAGCAAGCGCTTCGCATTATGCGTAAACGCGGCTCGGCAGATGCTAAGGGTACCGGCAATGAGCTCGGAGAAATTATGATCTATGCTTTTCTTGAAGAAAAGCTGAAGGCATATAAGCTTCTGAGCAAGATAGAGTTAAGTACAGATGCTGCTCAGTATGCGAGTGAAGCTGACGGTATTCACTTCCTATGTGCAGACGGAAGCAGCGGATCATATAACCAGATGGTTTTTGGTGCGTCAAATATCGTAGGCGAAATAAAAGATGCCATAGATCAGGCTTTTGAAATCATAAAGAAGATAAGCGCACACGAGGACGAAGAAGTCTACATGATCGAGAAGACTGTCCTTGACCGCTTTTATGACGAAGATGACATTGCCGTCCTAAAAGAGTATGTGGTTCCTGAAGAGGGTAAGAAATCAAAGTACGCGATTTCTTATGGCGTGTTCTTGGGATATAACTTTGGCATCCTTCCGTCAGGACGTAGCGACGAGGAGCTACTTGAAATTGTACAGGAAAAGTTGGAACTGGATGCAAAGGAACATGCAGAGTATATAGCTCAGAAAATCAAAGATTGTGGATTGGAAAATCACGCGTTCTATTTCTATTTGCTTCCGCTAAATGATGCGGAGAGCGAAAAGAAAACTATAATGCAGCACGTGTTGGATGGGGATGTTGACTTATGAGCGGTGAAAAGAGAACACTCGGTGCCGCTATATTTGCCGACATCGAAGAAAATGAATATTTGAATAAACTCCATGAGAAGGTACTGTATAACTATGCCATCAAGCTTCTTCAGCTTAGCAAAAGAGCCCCTGAGCCGTTCAGTGAAAAAGAAAAGCGTGATGCGTTACGCTTTGCCGATCTTCTCTCAAAATCAAATGATCCTGAGAAGGCAAGTGCGCATAAGATCTGGGCTCAGGAAATTGTGATACTTCTCAATGAGTTGTATCCGGAGGATTCTCTAATAAAGCTGTATGCCGGGGATGTTTTTTCAAGCATTGGAAACCATAAGGGCGTTGAACATATCAACGCTGAATATCAGGATATTACAGCTCTTGAGAGATTCTTTTCTGAGTTCAGGGATGATTATCTCACTATACCGGCGGAACCTGATCAGAAGTTTTTTGCTGCGCAGAAGACCGCTTATGATCATTTGACGGATGATTGCTTCAGCTACTCGGCGCCGACTTCTATGGGAAAATCCTTCATTATGAGGATGTTCATCAAGAACGAGGTTATTCACGGCTCTCAAAAGAACTATGCTCTCATAGTACCGACAAAGGCGTTGATTAATGAAGTGCGAGGGAAAGTGATCGATGACCTTGGAAAGAACGGGAATCTGCAGGAGATTAATTATCTTGATCGTTGCAATTACCGTGTCGTTACTGCAGCCAGTGATGTTTCGCTTGAAGAAGAACACAACTTTATATTTGTGCTTACACCGGAGCGACTTCTTTATCTTCTGATTAGTGAACCGAAAGTTCAGATAGATTATTTGTTTATTGATGAAGCGCACAAACTGTCCGGTAAAAACAGCCGCGCTCCGTTCTACTATAAAGTCGTAGATATGCTCCTTAAACGTGAGCATAAGCCTCACTTTATCTTTGCATCTCCCAATATTCCAAATCCGCAGGTCTATCTTAGGATGATGACGGATATTGAATCCGGTGATGAGAGCAAGCTTGCTATTACATATTCTCCGGTTGTTCAGGTTAAGTTTCTCATGGATCTGAAGAATCGAGAAATACAAGTTTATAACGAACATAATGGAAATAGAATTCATGTAGCCAATATACGTGAACGCCAAGGCAGGAGAGCCAACCTCACAGATATACTTCTGAAGTTTGAAAGGATGAATGACGGACTGCCAGAAGATAAAAGGAAACAAACCATAGTTTATTTTAATGGCAGGAACAAGGCAATCGATGCTGCCCGCAGGTTTTCAGATGCTCTTGGTGATAATGGGATAAAGGACGATCCTATTCTTGAAGCGCTTTCAAAGGATATTCGTCAGGAAGTACACGGTGATTATTTCCTTGCAGAGATGATACGTAAGGGAATTGCTTATCACATCGGGTATCTTCCTGCCTCGATACGTGCTCGTATAGAGACGCTATTTCAAGAAGGTCACATTACAATAATGTTTTGCACCAGCACTTTGCTGGAAGGCGTCAATCTTCCTGCGGACAATCTTTTTATTACTGATAATAAGATATTCCGCAGCGAAATGGAACCGGTAGATTTCAGAAACCTTATAGGCCGAGTTGGAAGAATCAGTTTCAATCTTTATGGCAATGTTTACTTTGTAAGCGAAGAAGCTGAACAAGTAGAATCCGATGATTATGTCAGAATGCTGCAAGAGAAAGTTCCGGAACAGGTTCTTTCTATTGCTACAAATCCAAAAGTTCTTAAAAAGGTGGAGAAGCAGTATGTTGCCGACATCCTTAAAACTGGGAGCTCTGTAATCCCGCAGCGAGTCAACGATAAGGGAGAAGCGCTACAATCCGAAGAATCCTATATCATGATGAGAAAATTCGGATTGATTCTTTTACGTGATATTGTCGAAGACAAAGATACGCTTGTACGACGGGAATTTAAGCCTTTTCTCACCGATGAAGATGAGAAGACAATTCGTGAGAAATTTAAGAATTCTCAGACTGTCCCTGACGATGATATAAATACATCTGTCGATCAGACCAAACGGCTCATTATGGCTATAAAGAAAGATAACCTCCACTATCCAGAGGTGAAGGATGGCTTCTTTAAGCATGATGTAGTGCTGAATTTCTTGAAGGAACTGAGTAATGTTTTCCAGTGGAAAATCTATGAGAAAAGTACGCTTGGAAAAGATTCACTTCTAAGCTGGTATGCTGTCATCCTGTGTGAATGGATGGAAGGGAACGGACTGAATTTTATTATGCGAGCTGCCTTGAACCACCACCGCGAGAATCCTGATAATTTCTGGATTAACAATTATACACGAGGAGTTTACAACGACAACGATAAGATTCATAGAAACATTGTTTTTGCGGATACGCTTGAAGTAATTGAGAATATTGTTCTGTTCAGTATATCAAATTATTTTTTGCGCTTTTCGAACGAGTATCGACGTATCAAAGGTGATGATGCTCTGGATTCAAATAACTGGTATGAGTATGTGGAGTATGGAACAACTAATCCACTAACGATATTGTTGCAGAGAAACGGCTTCACTCGTGAATCAGCAAGGTATATTAAGGAGCATCCGGAATATGTGATCAAGGATGGAAGCACTGGAAAGCTGAAATTGAAGGCTTCATTGGCAAAGTGCGGTAGAACCAGTGTGGAGAATGACGTTGAATATATACGTCAGAATGTACCGGGGATATTTGTTGACGAAGAGAATGACCAGTGAAGTTAGGAATGGAGGAAGTATACTATGGCAAATGAGCTGCAGCCGTTATCGCTGCTATTCCAAAATAGATTATTTCGAATACCGGACTACCAGCGTGGCTATGCGTGGCTGCAGCAGCAATTGGTGGATTTCTGGGATGACCTTGTTAATTTGCAGCCTGACCGCTACCACTATACAGGTCTTCTTTCTCTGAAGCCACTGAAGAGCAAAGAAACCATAAGCTGGGGTGAAGATCTCTGGCTTGTGGAGAACGGCTATAAGCCTTGCCATATCGTTGATGGTCAGCAGAGAATTACGACGTTTGTGATCCTCTTGAATGAGATTGTAAACTTCGTCCGTGGCTTGGAAGAAAACAAGGATAAGTCTGATAAGGAAATTACGCTGGGCTATGAGACAGTTGAGGAGATCGTATCAAAATATATCTGCCGTAAGAGACCGCCAAATGGCGTTGTGACTACATACCTTTTCGGATATGAAGTTGATAATCCAAGCGCGGAATATATGAAATATAAGGTCTTCGAAGAACCGTATTCAGGTGCAGTAAATGAGACCTACTATACCAAAAACATGAAATTTGCTAAGAACTTCTTTGCCGAGAACATTAGAAAGCTGTATGAGGAATCCGGTGCAGATGGACTTGAAGCCGTAAACACACTGTATAAGAAGCTCACCCAGCGCCTGATGTTTAATCTTCATGAGATAGACGATGACTACGACGTATTCGTAGCCTTTGAAACCATGAACAATAGAGGCAAGAAGCTGACAAATCTTGAGCTTCTGAAGAACAGACTGATCTATTTGACCACGCTCTATGAGGATGATGTATTTGATGAGAAGGACAAGTCTGCTCTCCGAAAGAAAATAAACGATGCTTGGAAAGAGGTCTATTACCAACTCGGAAGAAATAAGAGCGTTCCGCTTTCCGATGATGATTTCCTGCGTGCGCATTGGATTATTTATTTCAGATATTCCCGTAAACGCGGCGATGATTATATAAAGTTCCTGTTGAATAAGTTCTCGTCAAAGGGAATATTTGAAAAGACTCCGGTTCTTGTAGAGACTGAGACAGAAGCCACTATCAGTGATGATGTTGCAGAATCCGACGATGCTGAGAGTGTTGATACAGAGGAACCGGAAACCGTAGAAGTTTCTAAGCTCCAGCCGAAGGAAATTGAGGAGTACGTCAACAGTCTAAAAGATATGGCAAAGTACTGGTACGATACCTACTTCCCGTTTGAAAGCTCAAATCTCACCATTGAGGAGCAGAAGCGTGTTGATAGGCTCAATCGTATAGGCATCGGACATTTCAGACCGCTGGTCACTACAGTTATCAGCAGAAGAGATATTACTGCAAGCAGCAGGGTAAAAATCTTCGAAGCTATTGAGCGCTTTATCTTCGTCGCATTCCGCTTGGGTAATTTCAATGCATCCTATGGCAGTAGTGATTACTATCGTGCCGCCCGTCAGGTGTATGTGAAAGAGATAGATGTTGACGAACTCAGTAAGGAAATCTATGACAGAACGACAAACGACATAGAATTTGCCTCTCAGAACTTTGTGACCAGAATAGAAAAATACTTCTCGACCGGAAACGGCTATTACGACTGGAACAGCCTGAGATACTTCTTCTATGAGTATGAGGCCAAGTTGGCTGAGAAGAATAATATTGACCGCTTCTGCACATGGTCGATGTTTACGAAATCAGAGAAGGACAAGGTGTCTATCGAGCACATCCTTCCACAGACGCCTACAAAGTTTTACTGGCGTAATATGTTCCGTCAGTTTAAGGACACTGAAATCAAGATGCTTTCAGGAGCCCTTGGAAATCTCCTGCCGTTATCGCAGAGTGTGAACTCGGCTCTACAGAACGATAGCTTTGAGGATAAGAAGCACTCTAAGACAACAGGCAGACGTGGTTATGAAAACGGCTCCCATTCTGAAATTGAGGTATCTAAGCTCAACGACTGGGACGCATTCGAGATATACAGCCGTACCGAAAAGCTTCTTGTATTTATGCAGGAACGTTGGAACATTCAATTTGATGATGAGAAGTTAGAAAAGCTGATCGGAATTTCCTTTGTTAAGGATGGTCGTGAAATCCCGGAAGAGCTGGAAGAATCAACTGCAGCTAAGCCGGAAACAGAAGATGGCGCTGACGGAGACGGTGATGACCAAAAGCTTCAATTTTGGACAGCCTTTGTGAGCTATGCGACCGAGCATGGCAGAGCAAATGATATAGCAAAGCAGAAAGCGTCCGGTCGTACATATTATGATGTGCATATCGGTGCTAATGGCTACCACCTGTTCTTCTCGATTCCTTATGGCAAACGCATCAAGATGGGAATCTACACCTACAATGTGGATACGTATAACCGCTTGAAGGAGCTTAAGGATCAGATAGAAGCAGAATTCAGAGAAAGCCTGAACTGGGAATATTCAAAACCGACAGGGACAACCAGATCCATTGTCATTGAAGAAAAAGCTGATGATTTCAATCAGGCGGAGCAGCCGAAGATTTTTGACTGGATCATTGAGCACTTTGACAGAATTACAACTGCTCTTTCTATGGCCGGAGAAAGACTGAGCCTTAGCGGAGAGAATTCTGAGACAAGATTTGAAATCAGAAAACGCTACTGGACTTATGCGTTAATGCAAATACATGAAGCGCATGGTAATCCCGGTTCTTTCAGCAATGTCAATCCGAGCACAGATAACTGGATCAATGGCTTCTTCGGTATAGGTGGTTTTTATCTTTGCTGCGTTGCGAATTTTGATTCAGCGCGTTCTGAAGTAGTATTTGCCAGAGCAGACAAAGATGAGAATAAAGCCGCTTTTGATGCATTATATAAGCACAAGGCAGAGATTGAGTCAAAGCTTGGCACAGAGCTCCAGTGGAACAGAGGAGACGATATTAAGTCTTCAAAGGTGTTTATACAACTGGACGGTGTGAGCATTGAGAACGAAGACGACTGGCCTCAGATGGCAAAGTTCCACGCAGAATGGTCAAAGAAATTCTACGATGTAATTGTGCCTTATATAAATTTGTAAGTTGGAGGTAGTGAAGATGTCATCACTCGGAAAAAGTATAAATCTATATTTGATGGACGGCTCGGCTTCCGGTAGATGGCAGGCTACGCTTTCTAACTGGAATGGAGTCGCCTATAAGATTCCTCGTGGCGACCTGAAAGATTGCGGCGATCTTCCGGAGCTGAATGCGCCGGGAGTGTACTTCCTTTTCGGTAAAGACGATGAGACCGGAAAGCTGTTTATCTATGTGGGAGAAGCTGATGATGCTCAAAAGCGTCTGCTTCAGCCGCATACATTTGAAAAGGATGGTAGTTATTGGACAGAAGCAGTAATCTTCGTTACTCCCGATGGAACACTTGAGAAAGGTCGCGTGAAGTATCTGGAGAACAGGTTCTTTACAATAGCAACAGAAGCTAAGCGATACATTGTAAAGAACGGAAACACACCGCCTCAGTCTCCAATGCCAAAGCAGATAAGAGATCTGCTGGAAGAATTCATCATCAACGCGCAGCTTATATTACCAGCACTGGGCTATATGGCATTTGAGCCGCTGCCTTCATCGGGCAAAGATGATGCTGATGCCGATAATGAGCTCCTTTACTTTAGCAGGAATAAAGGTAAGGGCGGTAGTGCAATCGGCAGAATTACATCAGATGGTTTCTGGGTACTAAAAGGCAGTTACATATACCCACAGGTGGCGGATTACACAGCTTCCGGCATAAAAAAGGCCAGAGAGAACTATGCTGGCAGCATCGATAAAAACGGAATCCTTCAGGAAGATATATGCTTTGGTAGCCCGTCCTATGCGTCCACGTTCGTTTGTGGCAAGAACTCAAACGGCCTTGTCGAATGGAAAGATAAGTACGGAGTACCTCTGAAGAATCTTGATTCTGGTGAGGATGAAACTCCTGCTTCCGATAAGAAAAAAGCTGCAGTGAAACCTCAGCCAGCACCGGTTGTTAGTACTGATGTCGAAATACTTCATCTTGCAGGTAAAAAGGTAGCAGCAACAGGCCAGATAAGCGGCGATGGTTTTATCGTTATGAAGGGTTCCGGGTTTAGTCCGAGTGAGACAAAATCATGCCAGACATGGATAAAGAGCCTCCGTGCACAGCTCGTGACTGATGGAAAAGTAAAAGACGGTGTGTTCACAGAGGATGTTTATTTCAAGAGCACTTCAGCAGCAGCGGCCTGCGTGACTGGCGGTTCTGCGAACGGAAACATCATGTGGCTCTATTCTGATGGGCAGAGCATTAAAGATAAAAAGGAAAATTGTTGATGAAGATTGGAAGAAACGATCCCTGCCCTTGTGGAAGCGGGAAAAAATATAAAAATTGTTGTCTCCGGAAGGAAACAATGAGCATCCCTGACTGCATAAAAGAAGCAGTTAAGAAAAATGGATATAAAGAGGATTTGGGAATTATTCTTACTAACATGTATCGATATATGCAAAAAAGGCAGTGGTGGGGAGCTTGCCATGCCTCGTGTGCGGCACTTTACGTATGCCTATCAGAGGTGGGATACAAGCCGGATCTTTGTATAGGTGAACTCCTTGGACAAGGTATGTATTTTGATCATTCTTGGATCACCTTGGATGACAAGATTATTGATCTTGCAATTAATATGACCTTAATTGGTGGCGCTCCGGCATCGGAAGTCATAGTGCTTGGAAAGGACGTAAAAACGGGAGCCTATCCTGTAATGGATTATGGTGTTCCGGGTAGAGGAATTGAGGATCAGGCGAAGTTTGTTATGGAGCTCCCCTTTGTACAGTATATGGATAGCTTACCAGATGAAAGGGATGGCTTGTGGGGAGTTGTACGAGAAGTACTTGACGCTGATATTGATATTCCCTCTTTGCGTGAAAAATACAAAGATACAAAGAGAAAACTGGTTCGTCATGAATGACTAACAATAATGCCGGAAAAGGTGGAGAACTATATTTATGGGAAAAGAAATAAAAGCCATTGAGACCGAGTATGACGGTCATAAATTCCGTAGTCGCCTTGAGGCTCGCTGGGCGGTATTTTTCAATGCTATCGGATTGGAATATGAATATGAAATAGAAGGTTTTGAAATGGGCGATATCAAATATCTTCCGGACTTCTATATTCCGAGCTTAAATCGATGGTTTGAAATTAAGGGTAAGTCATTGAGTGAAGCAGAGATTATAAAGTGCGAGGAGTTTTGCCGCAGATTAGACAATGAAAATATAAAGTTTTCGGTTTTGCTCGGATCACCTAATCTTTGCGCGTTAAGAATTGGAGAATTCTTTGGAATACTTGAATATGTCTGGGAATGGCCTTCAGAAAAATATCCTGACAATTATCGTCTTCAGGCACCGAAGGAACTGATAGAGAAAGAGTATTACTCAAGATTTGTTAAAGGCTTATGGGTCGTCCCGGATAAAACAGAAGAGGAAGTTGGCGCAGCTGCAGCAATGGCTGGAAAAGCGAGATTTGAGTTTGGAGAAAAACCGGAAGTATAGGTTGAGGCGATGGTAGCGACCAGTGCTTTATGGCCACTCAACTACTGTTGCAGGTCTAGGCGATGGGAAGATATGTGAAATCGCATATTATAGGTAAGAGAGCAGGTTTCGACTTGTTTCCGCAAACGGTCAAAGGGGCTTGTCGATAAGTTCTCTTGAACCGAAAATGTCCTTGACCAGTTCCCGATTACAAACGGAGCCTATTTTCGGTAGTAAGGGGTAACTGGTCAATAACCAGACATCAAGATGGAGCAATCGTGCCATGTTGAGTCGATAGCATTGATGACAAGAGTGGAAGGAAAATAAGCTTGAACAGTCTTGTTTTAAGCCATTTCTGAGATTTGACATCCAAACTGATAACCAAAACTGACCGCTCTGTGGAAATT